GACCTCAGCCGGGTCATTGGTCATTTAGGTGTACAAGAGTTTTATGTGAATCAGGCAAGCTGACAAAAAACGCACACCATCGGTTGATTTTTTTTAAGTTTACGCTAGCTGATATATGGTACTCAGGATAAGCTGGGTCATTAATAATTGTTCTAAACATTGCCCCATCAAGTACAGTACTTTTTACCAATGATTTTTTTAATTCTATGTCACCAGTGATGCTATGTATCAAAGGGTGGTCCCAATGTGAATCTAAGATCATTTTTCTTAGTTCTAGATACCATCGTTCTGTATAGCAAACTGATTCTTTATAAAGTTTGTTTAACCACGGATTATTCAGCCACGGTCTCCAGCAGTGATAAAATTCCAGTTGCCGATGTGGCCCGTTATAGCTAATTGGTAGTTGGCGTTCGGGCTTAACTAACCTTATCATCACACAACAACCCTTCTAGTGCATTTTTAAAACCGCGACTACTAAACATTTTAGCTGTGTTTCGATGCAACGGTTGTGGCCAGCGCCATAAGTCAACCCAACAATACCCTGAACTTTCGTGGTCTAGTGTTGGAACAAATTCATCTTTACATAAGATTAGATAGCTTACATGTCTAAATCTATTATCTCTGCTGACAAAAGTGTAAACATGACTCATGGCCACGGTGTCCGGAACTCCAGGGTAACCAAGTTCTTCACAAAGTTCTCGTTTGAGACCATTGAGATCGCCTTCGTTAGAATTGAGTTTTCCACCCCATAGTCCCCAAGATAGTCCATATGACTCTTCAGGGCTTCTTAGTTGCATTAGTACTCGTCGAGTACTTTGACTGATAATTAATGCTCCAACTGCTCTCATAGTCTAATAGTTAGTTCACAATTCTCCAGTAGCCGTGATCAAAAATGCCTTCAACAGCAACTGACCAGTCATTGCCATCAAAGAATAATTTTTTCATGGTATTGGCATTCACAGTATATGCTGTACCATTCACTGCACTGGCATCAAAGCTTACTACCCAATTTGAACCATTGTATTCAATGATGTCATTGGCCTCTGCAACCACAGTACCCCAGAATCCGTTTTGTGGAACGCTGTCAATTATCAAATATCTCTGCCCACTGGCAACTGGCGGAATAGTGCCATCGCCGGGCTTTCCTCGAGTAGGATCAATAACACCGTTGATCATGCCAATAGTATTGGTTGGTAAAGTGGAATTGTCCATTTCGTAACTTAGTATATTGGGATTTCCACCGACCTGACTTACTTTAAGAATAACCTCTTGCGGATCATCAATGCTGCCCAGTTTAAGTCTAATTTCAGTGATACCATCATTGATACCGCCATAGTTGTCAAAGTGCAATTTCCAACTTAAATTCTCACCAGTCTCTGGATCAACAATAGTGTTGTCTTTGTTTAACAACTGTACATACTCACCGGTAACACGAATGTGCCTGTCTTTGAATGTAATCCATTGACGACTTTGAAAATTGCTGTTGATGATAATGTCGTCGATAAAGCCAAAGTCAGCACCAACATTGTTTAGAATACTGTGAATGAGAACTTGTCTCTTGACCTTTGCGGGAGGTGTAAGGAAGATAGGCAACTGAAAGATTAAACTAGCAACATCAATGATGTCGTCGGTGCCTTGAGGGATTGCCCTGGCCGTCCATGTGATGTTAATTAACTCAACCACTGCCAAGCTAGTCCAGTCGTAAGGATTTTGGCTGCTTTGCAAGTTAACGCTGGGATTAAACAGCAACAAGATTTGTTCAAGCAGTTGAAGTTTTTGTTCCGTATTACTAGTCCATATGTCAACATTGATTGTTAAGTCATACGGAATAGGAGAATGTCTATCAAGCGAATATGTCTCGCCAACCTTATCTTGGTAGGTACCAGTGGCGTCATCATAAAGCTTTTCGTATATCTGAACCGTTTCTTGATAAGTCGGAGTCATTCTTCTTTCAGCATTAGGCAACAGTTCAGCAATGTAACAACTAATAGCCGGCACGCTTAGAATAGTGTTTTCACTGTTTTTGCGTAGAATGTGCTGACTCATGCGAGTTGTATCACCGTAACGCACTGGTACTTGATGATAATGGTCGGCACCAGTGCCGTCTTTGCCCATCTTTACAGAAAAGCCACTGAACAAGCGCATAAACTGTAAGAGCCAGCGTCTAATTTGTTGATCATAAAAATATTGTTGACTCATTAGTTGTCTGCCTTGGGTTTTGGTTTAGTAAATACTTGACTCAATGGTTGACTGCTTGGTACTGAAGATATATCTGTTCCAAATCCGTTGGCAGTTGTGCCGGCCGGATTTTGAATAAAGCTACCAGCATTAACAGTATTAGCTCGCCAGTCGGTAATTTCAACATCAAGAACTCTGTGCCATCTTGATCCTCGATAAGCAAACAGTCGATTAGGAGTAAAGTCAACACGAATAAACAAATCACCTTGATTGGGTTGACTAGGAAATGTTAACCCAGTTGGCACATCAGTGGTATCGCCGCGAGCTGCTGCCAATTCTCTAGTCATTACAGTATTGTCACTAATACCACCTGTTCGCATCACATTGATAGCAGGAGTGTAAGTGGGCTCGTCGGGAGAATTGTTTGGATATCCTGCAGGATATCCTACACCTGGCGTAAACGACTCTGCACTTGCAAGTATGGCTTTGTCAATTTTAATTTCAGTTTGATAAGTGCTTAGAGCATTCTTTAAGCTATCAGCATCCTCAGGATCGCCTAGTATGCTACGATACTCTTGTGCATCATTAATTGGTGATACCTTAACACGCCACAAGTGTGGCCACCATGTTGGGCCAAAACCTTCTGCGGCGCGGCTTGCATCTTGCACAGCATAAAATTTGTTAATGCTTTTTGCAGTAGCATCTAGCAATAAGTCGTCGTTTAGGTGAGGAACTTCAACAACATCCCCTGCCATAAGTTTACGGCCCAAACGCTCTACCATTTCATTGGTATGAAAGGTAATAAACAAAGTATCAGCATTTAAAAACAAACCAAATTGGCTTAGATCAAAATCCTGATCAGTTACATTGTAGGTGCCGCGCAATTCGTAAATAGTTGTGTCGTATACGCGGTCACGATTTTCCATAAACAACAGGTCCTGCATGTCTAGCTCGCTAATTTGGTCCTGCTCAGATAATTTTGGTCTTGCAGGATCACTACCATCTTCTGTAGCGGCAGGCCCAAGATACTTATGGATCAAAAAGGAAGTTCCGCCCGCACCAACGGCTTCACGGATCACACGATCCTGATAAAAATAGTCTTTGGTTTTAGCGTTTTTCCACAGTGATAATTTTGGCATATTTGATCCTCAAGCTTATTTACCGTATCCTTTTGCTTGACAGCAAGTGTGAGAGAAGCTATAATAGTCATATTGGATACATACTCTTAGGAGAGAACCATGGCACTAGCAACTAAATCCGCACCTGTTAAGAGGGCCAAAAAGCCCATTGCCCGCAGTACTAGAACTGCGCCTGCTACCAAATACATGGCAGACGGCAAAACCAAGCTTCGGGCAATTAAAAGCATTGATGTAAAATACCTAGGAGATGAACCTTCTTGGGAGAACCAAGAGTCTTGGACTACAGAAGAGCTGAACTCGCGCTTGGGGCGAGCATTCAACTGGTACAATTACAATTGTGATGGCAAAGATGCTCGTGAGTTCTTTGAGGATTGGTGCGCTATAACCCCGGGCTATGAGGAGTATCCAAAAAAGTTTAAACCATTGGCAGATTGGCACCTTGGCTCTACACTGGGCTTCCGTTGCAGGATGTTTATGGCCGGACTTAAGGTAAAAGATCCGGAAAAAGACCTGGCATTTATTAATAAACGCATTGCAGAGTGCGAAGAAATGCTGACAAAGCAAAAGCCTGCAAAAGCAGAGCCGTCGGCTACTGAAGTAGAAACAAAGAAAGAAACCATTCAGGACCGCCTGCGTGAAAAGTTTAGTGAAGTAGTAGGCGAAATTGAAGGAGCCATTGACGAATACTTTGACAGCAAGAAGGAGTTTGACACTTACAAATTCTTGCAAGCGTCGGGCCTACCGGCACAATTTGCCGCAAAGATTCCAGAAATATATCAGCGTCATATTGCTGAACTGGAAGAATACCTCGAAGGTAAGTGCCCGCAATTGCTTGAAGGTTACAAGCACCTTGGCAAGCGAGGTGCCAAGGATGCAATCAAATTTTACCAAAGCATCATTGACGGAGCCAATGCATACAAGACTGCAAAAATTGCAACCCGTGCCAAGCCTAAGCGCAAGCCAGTGTCACCTGAAAAGCTGGTTAGAAATCTAAAGTATCTCAAAGAGTTCCCTGAGCTCAAGCTTAACAGTATTGATCCGCGAGACATTATTGGCTGCACTGAGCTCTGGGTCTATAACACTAAGACTCGCAAGCTAGGCAGATTCCATGCCAATACACATGGTGATATGGTAATCACTAGCTTGGGCGTTAAAGGTAGTGCTATTACTGGCTTTAGCGAAACGCTGAGTGTTTGCAAAACTCTACGCAAGCCACAGGAAGTACTAGATAGGTTTAAAGTGTCCGGAAAGCCACAACTACGCAAGTTTATGGACCCTATCAAGAGCGTAGAAACCAAGCTAAAAGCCCGCATTAGTCCAGAAACTATCTTGCTCCGCGTTATCAAGTAAGTTTTGCCAAGGTGTCTCCGGTAAATACTATCGGAGACACCACATGGCAGATACTACTCAAAGAAACAAAGCTCAAAAGTTCATTGAACTAAGCCTCGGCGGAGGCATGGTAGATGTTGAACTTGATAAAGAGCACTATGATATGGCTATTGATAAAGCCGTGTCTAAATACCGCCAGCGCAGTAGTCGCGCAGTTGAAGAAAGTTTTATGGTTCTAACTCTAGAGCCTGAAGTCAATGAATATGTGCTTCCTGACGAAGTAATTGAAGTCAGAAATGTCTATAGACAAAACAGCGGTGGCGTGAGCTCAGGTGGGTCTGGTGCCACTGGTTTTGATCCTTTTGAAGCTGGCTATTTGAACATGTATTTGTTGAGCTATGCTAAAGCAGGACGAGCAACAACATTTGAATTATACATGGGACATCGAGAACTTTTGGCCACAATGTTTGGTGCCTATGTAACTTATAATTTTTCAAATACTTCAAAAAGATTGTCGTTGCACAGACGATTTAATTCTGAAGAGCAAATAATTATTCACACCTACAATTATAGACCTGATGAAGAGTTGTTAGCAGACACCAGCTCTGCGCCATGGATCAAAGACTATGCACTAGCACACGCTAAAATGATGCTAGGACAAGCTCGAAGCAAGTTTGCTCAACTAGCGGGTCCTCAGGGTGGTGTACAGCTCAATGGAGCCGACTTGATCACACAAGCACAGGCCGAATTAGAAAAGCTTGAAGAAGATCTTAAGACTTACGCCGAAGGCGGAACACCTCTAGGCTTTATATTTGGATAATTGGTAACTTGACATTATGTTGGCTTTTTTGCTAATATAGTGCATGACAAAACAAATTATTGGCGTATGCGGTTTTATTGGATCTGGCAAAGATACAGCCGCAGATTATCTTGTAAACTTTCACGAGTTCCGACGCGATTCGTTTGCATCCACTCTTAAAGATGCTGTAGCCGCAGTATTTGGTTGGGACAGAGAACTCCTGGAAGGGCGAACCAAAGAAGCCCGATCATGGCGAGAGCAAGTAGATCCGTGGTGGGCTAAAAAGCTTGACATGCCAGAACTGACTCCTCGTTGGGTCCTACAATACTGGGGCACAGAAGTATGTCGCAAAGGCTTTCATGATGACATCTGGATTGCCAGCTTAGAAGCTCGATTGCGTAGCAGCAAAGACAACATTGTTATCAGTGACTGTCGGTTTCCAAATGAAATCAAAGCCATCAAAGAAGCAGGTGGGCAGGTGATTTGGGTACAGCGAGGTCAACTACCTAGTTGGCATATTATGGCAGCTAATGCCAACAAGGGTGATGCAGTTGCAGCCGCTAAGTTAAAACAGCTGGGTATCCATGCCAGCGAAACAGCCTGGGTTGGCACAAAGTTTGATCATGTGATTGATAACAATGGCAGCATTGATCAGCTATATTTGCAGTTGAAAACGGTTGTCCAGTAAAAAGCAAATCTAACATATTTCAATAAATAGGTCCTCTTTTACCGTAATCTGCTAAATATCTTCAAGAAGGGTACGAAAATCCCTTAGAATGAATACGGAGATATTTATATGGCTCAGCTAGTTTCCCCAGGCGTAAGTGTTAGCATTATTGATGAAAGTGCTTATGCATCAGCTGGTAACGGAACGGTTCCTGTTATTGTGTTGGCCACCCGAGCCAACAAAACAGCACCTGACGGTTCTACAGCACTTTATACAACAGCACCTTACATTAAAAAGCCGCTACTGCTTACAAGTCAAAGAGAATTGGCGCAGTTATACGGCGAACCAGAATTTACCATTGTTGATGGTACACCAATTCACGGTCACGAACTAAACGAATACGGTTTGTTGGCAGCATATTACTACCTAGGTATTGCCAATCGCGCAATCCTAGTTCGCGCAGATTTAAAGATGGAAGAATTGGAGCCAAGCGAAACTGCTCCAGCAGGTCCTCCTACCAACAACCAATACTGGGTAGAAAGCGATGTAACATCATGGGGTATTTTTGAATACTCAGGAACTGCTTGGGTATCCAAAGCAGTTACAGTATCCAATGGTGTACCGGGTGTCAGCACCGGCAGCAACGGTCAATATGCCGTAGATGTTTCAAATGCCTTGTTTGAGTTTTACAAGAAAGTCAGCGGAGTATGGAAAAAAGTTACTTCAAGTGACCTTTCTCAAACTGTCAATGTTGGTCCACACTACAATGTTCCAACTGGTTCTGTAGCCGGTGATGTGTGGTTTAAGACAACAACTCCTAATGCAGGTTTTAACCTTAAGCTGAAGAAGTACAATGCAACATCTGAAAGCTGGACTGTACAAGCAATTGGACCAGGCAAGATTGACATGTTGGTTGCATATGAAGATAATGCCACTGCATCAGCTGCGTTTGGTGCAGGTTTAAGCACTAACGACATTTATGTTCAAACAGCAGATCCAAATGCCGCAGCTTTTACAATCAAGCGTTATACAGGCAGTACTTGGATTAGCTTGGAACCTAGTGTTTCTGCCACTGCTCCAACTGGTGCAATTCCTGATGGCAAACTATGGTACGATGCCGGTGATACTGTTGACATGTACATCAAAGATACTGTTGGTGGAGTACCAACTTGGAAGCCTGTTTCCAGCGTAACAGTAAACACTGAAGAACCAGGTACACCAAGCCAAGGAGATGTTTGGATTGATACCAATGACATGGCAAACTATCCTGTTATTAAATTTTATGATGGTTCAGATTGGGTAACACGCGACAACGCAGACCAAACAACCGAAAACGGATGCTTGTTCGTTGACCTAACTGCCACAGCAGGTGACACCAGCGGTGTTGCAGGTGGTGCAACACCAATGGACGATGAAACACCAAATCCTGCTTATTATCCAGACGACATGCTGTTATGGAATCATGCAGTAAGCTCAGGTAATGTCAAGCGTTGGAATGCCACAGAAGAGTTCTGGCAAACAGAATCTGGTAACATTGATTCAGGACCAAAAGCTGGTTCACCTTACATGTTTGAAAAGGCTCAGCGTCGTGTAGTTGTCAAGCGTCTACAGGAAGCATTGGCTGATAACGAAGAACTTCGTGCAGAAACACTAACATTCAACATCATTGCCACACCTGGCTATGTTGAGTGCTTGGACGAAATGATTACATTGAATGTGGATCGTAAGGAAACTGCATTTGTAATCGCTGACACACCAATGAAGCTTTCAAGCAGAATGAGCGATGTTACAACATGGGCAAATGGTACCAACGCTGGTACTAACGGAGCAGATGGACTGGTAACACGCAACGGCGGAGCAGCAATTTACTACCCAAGCTGCTTGTCAACTGACTTATCAGGTAACGATGTAGCTGTACCAGCAAGCCATGCAGTATTGCGCGGTATTGCTTACAATGACTTGGTTAGCTATCCATGGTTTGCACCAGCTGGTCTAACACGCGGTGCTCTAAGCGGTATCAGCAACCTAGGCCTAGTAAATTCAGAAAATGAGTTTATGCCAGTCGCGCTAAACCAAGGGCAGAGAGATACTCTGTACTTGAAGAAGATCAACCCAATGGTCAACTTCCCAGGACAAGGTCTGTACATTTGGGGTCAAAAGACTCTGTATCCAGCAGACTCTGCACTTGATCGTGTAAACGTTGGACGACTATTGGCTTACTTGCGCGAAAGATTTGATGTTATTGCTCGTCCGTTCATCTTTGAACCAAACGACAAGCGCACAAGAGATCGCGTAGTAGCAGTATTCAACGGCTTTATGGAAGACTTGTTTGTTAAGAGAGCCGTATACGACTTCTTGGTAGTATGTGATGAAACAAACAACACACCAGCAAGAATTGATAGAAACGAACTGTACATTGATGTGGCAATTGAGCCAGTTAAAGCCGCAGAATTCATCTACATTCCTGTTAGAGTGGTTAACACTGGCGCGATTGCCGGTGGTACACGCTAAATAGCACTGAGGAGAATTCAAAATGGCAGTCAATTTAGACAAATTTAATGTACCAGGCGGAGCCGACGGTGTTTTGGTTCAACCAAAGCTTTCTTATAGATTTAGAGTTACTCTGATAAGCTTTGGTTCCAACGCAGAAACTCAGCAGCTAACAAGCCAAGTTGTAAGCGTTAGCAGACCCAGTCTCACACACGACGATGTGGTTGTTGATGTTTACAACTCAAGAATCTTCTTGGCCGGTAAGCACACCTGGGATCCTATTACGCTAACAGTTCGTGATGATGTAACAGGTGGTGTTGCCAGGGCTATTGCAAGTCAAATTCAAAAGCAAGTTGATCACGCTGATCAGGCCAGTGCTAAATCAGGTAGCGGTTACAAGTTTGAAGTGAAAATTGAAAACTTAGACGGTTCAAATCCTGCCACCGGCGAGGGCGTACTTGATGTGTGGCACCTTGGTGGTTGTTATATTCAAAACGTAAACTACGGCGAAAATAACTATGCAACCAGCGATCCGTTACAGATTACAATCGCTATCAAGTATGATAATGCAAATCATTACCTAGGCGAAGAATCTGAAGCATTACTAGAAGGCGGCGTAGGTACGCCATCTGATCCAGCTTCACAGTCTGGCGGTTAATATAAACTGAAGCTTTAATAAAAGTGATAAGTAAGTGTAAGCAAACTGCTTGCCCTTACATAGATGAAAAGGGCGAGAAATCGCCCTTTTCTATTGGAGCAAAATTGTAGATGACTTATAGTAATACAGCAACTAAAAGAATAATGTCAGGCATTCAGTCTCACGGAAGTGGGATTGGACTGGGCGAAAACTTCCCTTATTTAAAATATGCATGGGAACTTTATGTTCGAGATACCGACGGCAAAGGAAACCTATTAATAGGATTACCACCATTGGTTGCAAAAACAGTTGAACTTCCCCGTTGGAGCACCGACACACAATTGATAAATGTCTATAATCACAAAACAATTGTCCAGACAAAATTCAATTGGGAGCCAATTACTATTAGTTTTTATGATCAGATCAACAAGTCAGCTGAATGCTTGATTTGGCATTTTGTAAAAGCACAATTTGATGCGCCCGACGGTAGTAAAGCACCCAAGCACAAAGATCTTGACCTAGAAATCCGTATGAAAAATCTCAGCGGGCCTAGCGCACAAGATAAGGTATACAAGCTAAAAAAAGCCTACATTGTTGATGCTCAGCACGATACCTTAGACTATTCTACCAGTGATGTTGTTCTTTGGACTGTTACTGTTAGATATGAAGAATTAGAAATAGATGACTGTGACTTTAAAGGACCAGCACCAGTGGCTGCAACCGGCGTAGCTCGACAACCAAGACCCGCCCCGCAAAGAAGAGAAGATAGAAGAACAACCAGTTCAAACTTCACTCCTCAGACTCAGCAAAGAATACCACCAGATGCTAGAACAGAAACCGAACCTAATCGTTGGGTGGAAGCTGGTGGCCTAGAAACAGCAGGTGGCGCAGCCTACGGAAATCCAACATTGCTGCGTCAAGGCGAAAGAATTCGTAGAAACAGAGAAGAACAAGCACGACTAAGAAGAGAGCG